GAGCCGGCAAGCTGGGTCGGCGAGATCACCACGCTGGTGTCGCCCTGGGCGATGCCGCCGACGATCTCTTCGGGCTTATAGTCACGCACGAAGCCGCGCACCGTCAGGTCGGTCGAGGTGCGCCGCAGGACAATCGTCTGGCCATGCTGCTCCACGTTCCGGTCGAGCATCGAGATGGCGGCGGCTGGCGTCACAGGATCACCCGATAGGGCCCGACGAGGTTGTTCACGGCGGCGGCAATGGCGTTGCCCGCCGATTCCGAGACGATGAACTGCTGCTCGCCGACGCCCTCGACCTTCTCGCGGGCGAGGAAGAGGCTCTGCGCGGCCAGCGACAGAGCATGGCGCGCCTGCAGCGCGATGGCGGTGAGGATCGGCTCCGGGATGTCGGCCACGCTGCCGTAGCCGGCCTTGATGCGGATTGTGAGGTTTCCGACGCCGCAATATAGGGCAGGCCAGGATTTGCCGAAGGCAGGAACCAGCCGCGCCGGCGTGCCGAGGACTATCCGATAGGTCGTCGGGTCCAGCGTCTGCACAACACCGTCCGTATCGACGTATTTCACCGAGACCACGGCTTGCAGGGGCGGCAACGGAAGGGGGATCGGGCGCCATCCGAAACCGTCGAGGACAACGTCCCAGTCCCGTGTCAGGAGAGTGCGGCCGATCGTGCTGCTCGGCCCGTCAATCGACGCGTAGGCCGCCCCGACGGCGCCCATGAGCATTTCGAGACGTGAATCGTCCTCCGCAATGCCAAGACGTTCCCTGACCTTGGCCACGAGCGGGTCCAGATCCGGTCCGTTTTCGGTATCGGCAGGGACGATCTGCATTGTCAGGACGCTTTCGTCTTCGAGGCCGGCTTGCGGCCCGTCTTCGGTTCGTCCGCGAGGTTCACGACGGCATCGTCCGCCTGCGTTCCGCGCGCGCCCGCTTCCGACTGGTTCAGCGGCGCGGCCTCCTCTGCCTTGTTGGCAGGAATGGATTCGGACTTCGACGCCGGCGCCAGCACGCCGTTCTGGACGAGATGCACCACATCGTTCTCGGCCGCGTCGCGCTCGTCGCCGGGCATATACATCTTGTCGCCCAGGTGCTGGCGAAGGACGTTGTAGAGGGGCATATGTCGATCTCCTTGCTATGCCGCGATGACCACGGCGGTCGCCGGGCTCGTGGCTGCCGGTCGGCCAGCCCAGTTCTCCGCCGTCACGGTGACGGTGATCGTCTTGCCGATATCGTCGACGACCGGCACGTAAGTGGAAGCCGTCGCGCCCGGAATGGCGATGCCGCCCGCTTTCCACTGGCGGGAGAGCTTCGGCGTCTCGCGGCCGGACCAGGTTCCGTTTGTCGCGGTCAGGGTCTGGCCAACGCGCGCGGTGCCTGTGATCGCTGGTGCAACCGTGTTGGCCGGCGCCGCCGGAAGACCGCCATTGGCCCCGATGAAGCCGGCAAGGCTACGCTTCTGCTGCTGCTTCGTTCTAGCCATGTCGGCCTCCTTTTCGACTGCTGATAGAGGGAGCGGGCGGACCCGCTCCCCTTGACCAGCGGTCGATCAGGCGACGTTGCCGAAGTCGCCGTAGATGAAGGCCTCCGGGCGGTAGACCGCCAGCGACAGCCGCTCTTCGCCGAGGATCGTCACCAGGTTCTTGGTGAAGTCGTCGTTGACGTAACCGGTCTCGACCCGCGCATCCCAGCGGTCGAAGACCTGGGCGCCCAGCTTGAACGCGCCGACCAGATACTTGTCGACGGTGATCGCCTGGGTATCGACAACCGGCAGGTTCCAGAGGCTCTTGCCGATGGTGCCCTGCGGATTGCCGATGATGTAGTTGCCACCGGCATCCTTCAGCAGTTCGATGCGCGCCCAGTCGCTCGGGTGCATCACGATGCCGGTTGCCGGATACTCGGCCAGAGCCGCCTGCAGCATCGCAAGGCGGATCATGTCGATGCCCGTCTCGGTGCCGGCCGGATCGAATGGCGCCGCATAGGCGGTTGCCTGCGGGATGATGCCGTTCAGGTTCTGGCCAGTGCCGTCACCGTTGAGGAGCTGGGCTTCCTCGACATAGGCCAGGCCGTAGAGCAGGCGCTGGTCGATGATCGAGCGAAGCTGCGAGACGTCCGAGAGCACCTGCTTCGACGCCTTCATCCAGTGCGCGATGACCTTCGCCGAGGTCGTCACGAGATCGAGCTTGATATCGGACGAGGGCTTGGCGGCCCCTTCCGCAACGGGTGCGGCGTTGTTCGCGAAGCCCGTTTCCTTGACGTATTCCAGCGACTGGCCATCCATCCGCCCCTGCGAAAGCAGGTCGCGGACAGTGAGACGGCGCTGGGGCAGAGGAAGGATGCCGGGCAGGCGCGTCGTCTGAATGGCGTCGCCGACCGAGCCGGCGGCGTCCGTGGTCAGCGAGGTGAGCGTGGCCTTGAGCTGAATATCGGCGCCCCCGGCATTCTTCGAGAAGCCGCTGCCCTGGAACGACTTGAAGCCCTCGGATTCGACGAACATCTCGCCGATCGACTTGGGCTGGGCGTCGCCGTCGCCGCCGCGCTGGCGCGACAGCTTCTGCTCGAATGCCGAAACCTGCTCCTGAAGGGCGTTCAGCTTGAGCAGCGACTCGTCGGCAAGCTCTTTGGTGGCGGTGGCCACGCGTCCGGTGGATTCGGCCTCACGAATAGCCTTCTGAGCCAGTTCCTTGGTCTCGTCGATGGCCTTGTCGAACTTGGCCTTGATGTCAGCAGCAAGCTGCTCGGCAGTGCGTTCTTGATCACTCATGGGAAGTGCCTTCTGAGGAATGATGGAGATCAGCCGGTGGCTGCGAGCAGCGCCCGCAGGATGTCGGCCTCGTTGATCGCCTTCGCCTCGGGCTCCCCCCGAAGATGCGGCGCTGCCTTGCCGGCGATGGCCGCGGCAAGGGTCTTGGAGAAGCCGCCTGCATCCCGCAGGAACTCCTCGAACTCGCGGATGGTCGGCAGCTTGCCGGCCTCCAGCATGGCTTTGACGCTCGTCACCCGCGCCTCGATGTTCATCGGCATGGTGACGAGCGAAATTTCACGGAGGTCGATGACCTTGAGGCGATTGACGCCCCGGCGCTTCTCGTCGGGCTCGGCGCCACCGACCGGGATGCGATAGCCGATCGACATGCCGCCGATTGCCTTCGCCTTGATCAAGGCGTGCGCGCGCTTCGCCAGCGGGTCCGCGTCGATCAGAAGCTGGCCCTTCACATAGAGGCCCTTGGCGTCTTCCGAGAGATCCTTCCAGATCCCGATCGGCTCGCGCTGATCATGCTGCCAGAGCATCGGGATCGCGCGGCCGTCCTTCTTCGCCTTCACGATGCCCTCGATGAAGGCGCCGGGCTCGACGACATCGCCGCCCTGATCGACATTGCCGAAGGTCGATGCGTAGCCCTCGAACTCGCCAGCCTCGCCGACGTCCTTCGTCTCGAACGCGAAATCGAAGATCTTCATGGGGTGTTCTCCAGCGGCGGTCCGCCGTTGTGGCCGAGGCCCCGAGCTTCCGTGATCGGGACGTTCTGCATCTGCATGCGCGGAACATCGCCGCCCTCGACAGGCGGCCAGTTCTCAAGCGCTCGCGCCTGGTTGATGGTCATGACGCCGACGTTGAGCAGTTCGCGGTAGAAGGCCGCGCGCGCCGCGCTGTCGCCTCGCAGGAGGCCCTCGATGTTGAACTCGATCGAGATGCCGGCGGCCCGATCGGCCGGCGTCAGCATCTGCTTCTCGATCGCCTGCTCGATGCGCTTCAGGCGCCGGCGCAGCGTGAACTTCTGGAACGTCAAAACCTGCTGCTCGAGACTGGTCGGGTAGCCGCTGTTCTTCTCGTTATGGCCGATCATGAACGGCGGCACGCCGAATAGCCGGCAGATCTCCTCGATCGCAAAGGATCGAGTTTCGAGCATCTGGGCATCTTCAGGGTTGATGCCGATCGTCTTGATGTCGATGCCGCCCTCGAGCATCAACGGTCGGCCGGCGTTCACCGTGCCGATGTAGTGCTGCTCGATAAGGGTTCTGGCTTCGGTCCGCTGCTCAGGCGTGAAGAACTCTTTGTAGACCAGCGCCACCTGCGGCCGCATGCCGTTGGCGAACATCTTGCCCGCCGACTTGTCGGTGGCGGTCGCGATGCCAAGGACGTGACGGCCATGGCTGAGGGTCGACAGTCCGCCCAAGGGGTCGCCGCCGAAGCCGCGGATGTGCAGCATATCGTCCTGGCGGCGCACATAGGGCACGCCGTATTCGGACCAGCGATATTCGATCTCGCCGTTGGAGAGGCGGCGAACCGCCACTAATTGCGGGTGCACCGGCGTTACGCCTGTGATCGCGCCATTGTCGAGCCGGTCGATACGCGCGAACGCGTTGCCCCAGAACTCGATGCTGACGGTCATGAACTCCCAGAAATCGAGAGCCGTCTGGTCCGCGTTCGGGCTGTCATGCAGCACCCGATAGAGCGGGTGTTCCTTGGCGACGACACGCGAGCCTGCCTTGTCGGTTCGGTAGACCATCAGCGGCAGGGAAGCGATCGTGCCTGCCAGCAGGTTGCCACAGGCCCAGGCGGCCGAGAGCTCAAGCGCGCCTCGCTGGTCCGAGACCTCGCCAGCATGGCTCTGCTCGCCACTGGTCCAGTCCTTCGGGTTGGCCAGCGAGACCTCGCGCCGGAAGAAACCGGTCATTTTACGAAAGAGGTTCACGCGGGCGCTCCGGCGAGGCTTGCAAGGAAGCCCTCCAAGGTCCCGCCGGGACGCTTCTTCAGGCCGACGGTCGCGGCGCCGGTCGCCATCGCAATCGTGACGATGCCGTCGATGCGACCGCGCGAGCGCTTCTTGTCGAAGGCGCGATTGTTCTGGCCGTCATGATCGATGGCCGCATTGGCGGCACAGGAATAGGTCAACGGCGAGGCCTCGATCGTGATCTCTTTGCGGAGGATGAAATCCTCCAGACGCTCGATCGACCGCGGCATGGAAAGCTGGCGGTCTTCGAACATGACGCGGGTGCCCTGGGCGTGGCTGACGAGCTTCAAGCCTCGTCCTTCGGGCTTGTCAGGGCCCATCCACCGCCAGACGTTGAATCCGATCTCTTCGCAGGCGGCGATGAAGTCGGCGATGCCGGCAGGGTCGAAGGCCAGATACTGGACGTCTTGCTCGGCGACCAATTGCTTGACCGTCTCGGCGACGAACGTCTTGTCGATAGTGGCGCCCGGCACGGCGGTCAGGTGACCGGCCTCAACCCAGCGATCATAGGGTGCCTGGTCAGCGCGAGCTCGATCGGCAAGACCGTCCTTCGTCGTCCAGTACCAGGTCTTCGCCCAGAGATGGCCGTCGGCATCCATCCAGACCGCCGTCAGCGCGGTCAGGTCGTTCTTGTCGGACAGATCAAGCGACAGCCAGCACGGACGGCCCTTGAGCTTGGCCAGATCGAACGGGGCGTCGCTCTGAACTGCGAGCCACGCTTCCTCAGCGATCCAGAAATTGATGGAGCCGGTCGGAATGCCGAAATAGAGGCGTTTGACCGACATCGCGGTCGAGAGCAACTGCTTCGCCGTGTTGACCTGACCGCGGATATTCTCGATCGGAAAGGTAATGCCGAGCGCAGGCAGCGACTTCTGCCACGCTGCCTCGTTGTCGAAGATGCTCTCCCAGTCGGATTTGTCGGCGCGGGCGACGAAGGCGAACGCCTCGTCGTCGTCGACCTCGCCCTTCGCGACCTTCTGGTAGAACTCCGAGTATTCCGTGCCGACGATTTGCGTCGATGCCGGCGTGTTCGTGCCCAGCAGCATCAGCGCGTCGCCCGGCATCTTGGCGATTGCCGCCTTCCAGATTTCGATCGAGGTGTTGGTCTTGAATTCGTGGACCTCATCGGCCGCGACCAGGATCGGCTTGGGGCCCGACGGCGATTCTCCGTTCGCCAGCGCCTGGAACACTCCGCTATTCCCCGGAAACTCGATTTTCCAGGCGTTGTCGCCCTCGCCACGGATCAGAGCGACACCGCGCTCGATCAACGTATCGTTCTCGTCAATCTCCTCGCCTTCCGCCGCCGGGATCGGCGCGCGGCACATGGCGACTGCATCGCGGAAAAGAACGTTTGCAGTGCGCTTGTCCTGTCCGATCGAAAACACGGAAGCGCGCTGCACGCCATAGAAGCCGGTCATGTACAGACCGATCGCCGCCATCAGTGGCGACTTCGCCTGCCCCTTGCCAGTCTCCAGCCAGCCGGAGCGGAACCGCATGCGACCGCTCGCCATCCGCCAGCCGAATAGAGACCCGGCAACGAACACGTGCCAGGGCAGCGGATGGAACGGCCGGCCGACCATGGCGCCCTCGGTGATGCTCAGCACCGCCGGCATGAACCGCAGGACGTGCCCGGCCTTGTCCGGCACCCAGTGCAATCCGCGCGCCGGGCCGTCACGCAGATCCCGCAGGTGCCGCTCGGCAGCATGCTGGACCAACTCTCCGACCACGAATTTCCCGTCTACTGCATCCCGCGCCCATGCGGTCGTCGGGTCACGCGCTCCTTGGCCGGACGAACTCATCGGATGCTCTGGCTACCTTCTTCGTCCGCTCGACCTTCGTGGCAGCCGACCGGCGGCGCGGCGACAGGCCGAACTCGGCTTCGAGCACGGCGGCGTCCGACCCCAGTTCACGCATGGCCACCAGATGCGGGCTGGTCCGGGCGATGGCTTTCGGGTTCCCCCGCTTCGGTCGGGTGACGGCGCCGTGTTCAGCGACCTCTCGCAGCGAACGGTCATAGAGGACATAGGCGACGACCAGCCGCTGCAGCGCGTGCGCGTTGCCAGCCGACATCAGCATCCGGTCCTTCAGCTCGGTCGTGACCCGGCGCCAATGCTCATGCGCCGCTGCGATTTCGAGCACGTCGCTGAACAGGCTTTCCCAGTCCGGCTCTGGGACAATTTCCCCGGTTCCTGCGATTTCGACGACGCTCATTGCACATCACCCCTTCGGGGTGGCCCCAACTTTTGTTCTGGATTTTGATCTCGGTGCGAACGAGGGCCCGGACCGGTCGAGGGCCCCAGGCTTCCCAGACTTCGACCTCCCCCGGGGGTTGCCATCGGAACCGATCCCCCTCATTCAAGTTGCCAGCATGGGTACACAGTGAGCGAAGTGGCCAGGATGATTCATACGCCAACCGAAATTGCAGAATGGCTCACCGCAGAGATCCTGAGGCTCGGAGCCGTGGCGCAAGCCGATGTCATTCCTGCGGTAGCAAAGCGGTTCGGCAATCGCTTCATCAAGGTGAACGAGGGAGGCAACTACGCCTTGGCGCCCGCCATCCTGAAAGAGTTCACGAAAGTGTCGGAGCGAGCGATCGTCTGGGACCGTGAGCGAAAGCTCTGGCGGGCCCGACAACCCGACGACGGTCCGGGCCGTCAGCAGAACTGATCAGCTTGGTCGGTTCCATGGATGGTTCGGATCACGCGGTCGGCCGGACACATCATTGCCGATGACCTGGCCGCGCTCCTCTTCTCTCTGCTTCGTCGCGCTGTGGTGCGTGGTGCACAGGCTCTGGTAGTTCGCAGGGTCCCAGAACAGAGCAGGATCACCACGATGCGGGATGACGTGGTCGCATACGTTGGCGACCTCTGTGATGCCTTGCTCGTCGCACTTCACGCAGGTCGGATGCGCCTTCAGGTGCGCGGCTCTGGCTCGCTTCCACCGGGCTGTGCCGTACCAAGCGCGCCATGGCTCGTCGCGGCGGCTGGCCATCAGTCGCGCGTGCGCCTGCGGTCATCCCGGCGCGGATGGCCGGCCTGCGCATAGGCTTCATCGGCCGTCTTGCCCTTGGCCCGCGCCTGGACGAATGCTTCATGACGTTGGTTGGGGAGCACTGGCATGTCTGAAGGCAAGACCATTGACGAGTGGCAAGAGCAGATAACGCGCCGCGCTGAGGCACTGGAGGGGGCAGCGATCGATGCAGGCGCCCAAGCGATGAAGGCGCTTTTGCTCATCAACGGCGGAGCGTGGGTGGCAATTCTTGGGTTTCTTGCCTCAACGATTTCAGACCCGATGAGCCAGAACAAAGCTAGGCTAACCTATGCCTTTGTCCACTCTCTGGTTTGGTTCGGCGGCGGCGCAGGGCTGGCAGTGGGTGCGTCTTGCCTAGCCTACCTGTGCAACTCCTTCTACGCCCGAGGTCTTATCGACCTCTCCAGCAAATGGGACTGGCAGATGGGGCGCTATACGAACTGGGCGGCGATCGCCTTTGGGTTGGCGTCGCTCGCCGTGTTCTGGGTAGGCCTCTGGTCGATCTACCAAACCTACGTCTAGCCTAGGCCTCGCCGACTCGCCCTTGGCCGAAGCCTGGGGGGAGCTTTCATGACATAGGGGAAGACGGGTATGGCTGAAGACGGCAAAGGGATGGGGTGGTCCGACTTCGACAATATGTCTGTCAAGGACGGCAAACTCTTCTGGGATGGCAAGGAGGTTGCCACCAAACAAGTAGTCTCGCTTCGCTGGATCGAACTGGTCTTGGCCACAGTGGTTGCGATATCGGCGCTTGTGACAGCGGTCTGGCCCATCGCCCTTCATTTCGGCTGGTTCGGCGTCAAAGCAGCTGGTGCGTGAGCACGAACGTCATCTGGTTGCGGCGGGCGGATTCGAACCGCCGTCACTGGATGTCGAACAATGGCAACGAAGCGGCTGGGCGCTCGACCGGCGAGGCGAAGAGCCCGTCCTTCCGCTGCCTCCACGTACGGCGCCGGTGGCAGTTTGCACACCTGACATCGCACTTCTCGACCTCTGCCATGATCGTCGCGACTGACGTGCCGTTCCTGACGGCGTCGGCGATCATGAATGACTTCGCGGCGACGTCGCGATGATCGAATTCGAGAACGACCGGATCGCTCTCGCCGCAGTCGACACATGGATGGTCCGAGAGGTATTCGGCGAGCACCGTGCGCGCTTTGCCCCGTTCTCGCTCCGTGTGCGCTTTCGCGCGCGCCTTATAGGTGTCCTTGTTCGCCTCATAGTGCCGGCGCGCAGCGGCGCGCTGATCAGCTACGTTTCGATAGGCCAACCGCGCGCTCCGTATGGACCTGGCGAGCTACCGCGCTGCTCCACACCGACTGAAACCCGATTGCCGGTCTTTCCCGGCTGCCAGACCTCTCCCGACCCGGGGGAGCACTCCCTTAAGCCCGAAGGCTCGTCGCGGGCTCGAACCGCGTCTTTCACCTGATCTCGGTCAGCGAGCCGGACTCGAACCGGCCTGACTTGGCGGCGGACGATCAGGCCCGCCGACTGAAATTCAACCCCGCACGATTTCGGTGTCGCGGGGGCCCGCAATGCGGCGCAGCTGCTTCACGCGCATGTCTTTCTCGTGCTGGCAGCCATAGCACCGGATCGCGTCAGGCTTGGCGCGCAGGCGGCGCATCTCGATCTGCTCACCGCACTCGCGACAGGGCTTGCCGAAGACCGGCCGAATTACTTTGCCCACCGCAGGGTGTCCTGGAATTGGTGGCCGGGAGGGCGAGCCTCTCCGGCCGTCGCCCCAAGCGGGGCTTGAACTGTCACGTCGCAGGCTGCTCGTATCGGGCGAGGATCTTGCGGCGCCGCTCTGCTTGCTGCTCGGCCCAGGTCATATCCCTGGCCTCGGGAACATCGATCGGCCTGGCGTCGTCTTCCATGAAGGATCGTGGCGACGCAGAAATCGACAGGCTATCGATTTGCCCCCCCTCTATGCCCTCATGTTGTGCCACCCGTCCATAGTCAGGATATCGCAATATTATCTCGGCCTTGCAGAGACTTAGCGCAACCCGTTGATGGATAAGGTCGGTCAGGCGATATGCTGTCCGACGAGGGATGCGGTTTTTTCGGCACCAGCCGGCAAAAGAGCGCTTCCCAGCCTCGCAGGATGCTCGTGCCCAGACGATCTGGCGAGCCTTGTCCTCGTCGACGAGGGCGTTGATCCATGCCAGCGCCTCTTCGGACCGGGATATGGCGGCGGCGCCGGGGATGTAGCGCACCTCCGCCTGACCATACCCATAGGCCTCATTCCGGTCTTGGGCGAATACGGGCCAGAGGCTCTTGATGCGGCCTGGTCCTATCCGATCGACAATCATGTGCGCCTGCGTGTCGGCCGCCTCTACCAAGCGTTCGCGAACGAGCAATGCGGTCCAGCTCATAGCGGGCTCCCTTGTTGTTCTGGGGTCAGGGCGATTGCGACGGGCGCGGTCGCCGTTCTCTACGAGGCCGGCGAGGCTTCGATGAACCGCTTCCATTTTGGAAGGGGTTGCCCTTCCCCTCGACAGCCTGCAGCCACTTCGCCGCTCGGTCCTGCCCGCGATATTCCTTCTCGTCTTCGAGCGACAGCGTACGGGTCGGAGCCTTGGCCTTCTTCCAGTTGAGCTTGGTCATACGACGGCGGCCCCTTCCTCGACGAGACGCAGGATCTGGTCCTTGTCGACCTCCAGGAGGGATTCCAGAGCCTCGATCGCTTCGGGGAACGTCCGGGCGGTCAATTCGGGTTCCTCGTCGATATCCGCCTCGAGATCGATCATCATCGCCCGAAGGATAGGCGGAAGCGGTCCGCTGATGACCTTGCACTGCTCGAGGATTTCGGACACCGGCCGATCGGTGCCGATGTACCGGATTTTCGGCTCATCGAGCGGCATCGGATGACCGACGTAGCCGAAGCTCTTCATCGCTATGTGGGCGATAAGGCGGGTCCGGCTCCCGATGGCGACGATTGCAAGGCCCAGTGCCTCCACAAGCGTGGTCGCTTCCGCGCGGCCCCGGGTGGCCTGCGGCCGCAGTTGAACGACGTTAGTCATGCGCGCTTCCTCCACGGGATGATGTGAGGCGGGTTGTTGGGCTGGTCCATGTGCCGCTCCCGCCACATGCGTTTCGCCAAGCCGGGGATCATGGAGAGGATCTTCGCGGTCGGTCGCGAAGCCGCCCAGGCGAACAGGTCGAGCTGCTCATCAGGTTCATTTTTCGCAGTCATGCCGCGAACCTCCGTTGTTGGTCCACGATCGCGGGCGTGAGCCGCCCCGCCATCAGCATCTTGCGCATGCCGATCATCAGGTTCGAGGAGAGGAGGCAGCCGTCGAACAACTCGGCCAGCGCGCGTTCGAGATCATCCTCGGTCTGAGGCGCCGGATATGGGATGTGCAGATGGGGTTCGTCCGCGACGAGCGGTTCCTCTCGCGCATTCTCAGTTCTGAGAGAATCTTCCCTCTCATAGAGATTCTTGAATGAAGGTGTTTCCTGAAGGTGTTCGTGTCCACCCGTGTGGACAGACCCTTGTCCATCCGTGTGGACAGACACTCCTTGAGCGGGTGTCCCCATGGGTGGACAGACATTTCGTCTCTGCCTGCGCCGAAGCTGCCGCTCTGCCTCGCTCGCTCTAAAGCGGTCGATCTCGACGGCGAGCTGGTCGAGCACCGCGTTCATGCGATAGTCGAGCACCAAGTAGACGGTGGTGCCGCGCGAGGAGCGGCCCTCCGTCCTGAGCCACCTCGCGTCGAGGAGGATTCGCATATATTTCCGGATCGTCTTCCGGTTCACCCCAAGGGCTATTGCGAGCATGCCTTCCGAAGGCCAGGCCTTGCGCGTGGCGTCGTTGACGAAGTCCATGATCGCGGCAAAGAGAGAGGCGGCGCCGGCGGGAACTTTGTGGTCCGCCCTGACCGCGCGACATAGGTCGAGCTTCCAACCCGTAAAAGTCTTGATATCCGCCGGAGTGGGGCTGGTGGAGGTGATATCGCTCATGCTGCCGCTCCTCCCTGCGCTCTGTCGGGCTGGATGTAGCGGTTGAGCAGGCTGGCAATCTCGTCGCGCTGCCCTGCGATGTCGGTGATCGCCTTCTCGCCGAACGTCACCAGCCGAGTGATGGCCGAGGAATAGGGGTCTTCCACGTCCGTTATCGCGATGGCATCGATCGCAACCAGGAGGTCTTTGATCAGGCAGACCGAATCGTCCATGTCGAAGGCGAGGCGAAAGGCCTTCGACACGTCGACCGCGATGTCAGATGTCTTGGGGGGGCTCATGCTGCCACCCCCCGCGCGAGATCGGTGGCGACCTGGACGATCTGCGTCGGTGTCTCATTCCCCTTTAGTCGGGCGATGAGTTGATTGATGGCCTTGCCGCCAGCGGCCGCACCTTTGCCTTGCGAAATGATATGGTCGTTCAGCGCGCGGGTGGCGGCGGCGCCAATCTGCCCGGCCACGATGAGGATCTGACCGACCAGAAACTGGACGTCTTGGATCGTGCTGTCGCGCGTCTTGATGACGACATCCCCGTCGAACGGTCCTTTTTCCCACCGGTCACGGGACAGGAGATCTTCCGACAGGTGAGCCAGGATGGAGGCGTATCGCTCCATCTCGATCACTGGGGTCTCAAGAGCGAAGATCGGCGCGCGGTTTGCTAATTCCGGTGGGGTCGTGCTAGCGTCTCGGTCGTTCATCACCGTCTCTTCCAAGGGCGTGGAACCATGGCTCGGCGAGGCTGCAACCTCGGCCGGGCCTTTTGCTTTCTGCGGCTTCCTGATCTGAAGCTGGGGGATCTCGACGCTGCTCATGCCGACCCCTTCGGCTTGCGATGGGCCAACATTTCTCGGTTCAGGACGGCCATTCCGGCGGCCGTGACCTTGGCGAGGTTCCCCGAAGCGATTTTCCCGTCCGGGTAGCGGATCAGGGTGGGGACGTTGATCATCATGCCGGCCCGCACGGCCTCGGGTGTCGCGCG